ACTTTTAATACTGCATGGAGTCCACCCGAAGGAATATTTCGTAAAATTAAAGATCATTTTCCAGATGTTGCTATAAGCTGGTTCTATGATGAACCAGGAATGGAAGTTGCAGGATATCTATAGGACAGTTTAATTACTGGCACATTCGTTCCCCTATTTTGGGGAATGATCCTTTATAATTGTAGTATACAAACGAAAAACTTTTATGAGAACTGAATTATCAAACAGAATCGCAAACAGAATCCTTGCAAATGACAACTTTGAAAACGTTGCTTACGTTTGTTGCGATTGGGAGGAGTTCGTATTTGAGGTTGCAGAGTGGGGAGTGGATCATATAGCACAGGTTGATTTTGATGATTTAGATAAAGATGACGTGAAAGCACTTGATAAGTTCATTGCTTCTTTCGGTTGTTCCCCAGAGCAACCACACCCCTGTTCCAAATACGCTGATCCAATCTTTGCTTAATGTCCTTTCTTTATTCGTTATTACTTTTGATTATGCCACTCACACACATCGAACATCCAGAAGATACGATCCTTACAGGGGATCTATCTGCTCTTGAGTGCATGGGCAGTAAAGGTAATCTATCAGCAAAAATTGATGGGTCGCCCGCTGTCGTATGGGGAAACGATCCGAAAGATGGTCGTTTTTTCGTTGGCACCAAGTCCGTTTTTAATAAGCGTAATCCAAAGTTAATGAAGTCGTATGAGGACATAGACGCAAATTATGAAGGTGCATTACATGAAATACTTACAGCGTGTTTCCGTTGGTTGCCTTCCAGAGATAAAAGCATATATCAGGGGGATTTTATTGGTTTCGGTGGTACTCACACATGGACACCAAACACGCTAACTTATACACTTCCTACCGTAGCAGATGAGCAAATCATAATCGCACCGCATACAGAATACTATGAGAACAGACCGTACCCACTACATAATAATCTATCAGACAGAAGCGGGTTTGTCAAGTTCATTCGCCCAGAGGTTGCAGAAGGGGATCTATGTGAACTTCGCTCCCTGATCCAGTTTGCCCAGATATTCGCAAAGACAGTTGACTTTTTAGAAGATGATAAAGAGGTAGCAGCACTTAAGAAGGAATTAAATTCGTATATTCGTGAAGGTAAAGAGATAAAACCACAGGAGTTTGCTAATAGTCGCTTGGTGTTCTTATGGAAATTAATATCATCTCTGAAGGAAGATTATATGGACACTTGCAAAGTAGATGATGAATTACAGGCAACGCTACACGGGGAACAGCATGAAGGCGAAGGGTTTGTAAAGTTTAATGAGTGGGGACATATCAAATTAGTGAGGAGGGGTTCGTTCAGTTATGCAAACTTTAACAACCCTCGGTTCGTTCGTTCGTGAATCAGCAGCGGTATATATAATTTTCAAGGTACCGTTAGTCTACAAAGTGTTACGAAAGCGAGTTAAATCTAACCCTTGACTTTCAAAAATTTTCCCGCTACTATATAATCTGATAAAGGTTGATAGTCATTATGAAAAAATTTTCTGGTAAAATTTTTAGCACAGTAGAGATTGATCCAGTAAGCGACGAGTACATTACCAAAATTCCAGAATCCATTATTAATGAAATGGCATGGTATGAGGACACTGAACTAGAGTGGACGTTTGACGGTGATGCCCTAATTATCAAAGAAAAGGAAGATGACGACTAACACAGAAACAAAGTCTTATCACATATACATTGAGGATAAATGTATATTCAAAAATTTAAATCAAAGCGAGTTTGAATTAATTTGGAGTAAATTATATACATCTTACCATACAGAAGATATTACATACTCGGAGGTTACAGATACGGATATTACACATGAACATTCTTATTGACATTGTATAGATAATGTTGTATGATATGAATGTAATTAAAAATCATTATGGCCAAAGGATTTACAGTTAAAGCAAAGACCCCAAAGAAAACACAAAAAGCCCCAGAGTGGGACTACGATAAAGCAAAAGAAATTATGAGAGGAAAGACAGTAGTGTTCTGTCTACCTGGTAGAGGAGTTTCATATACATTTCTAAAAAGTTTTGTACAGTTATGTTTTGATCTCGTACAAAACGGATCAAGTATACAGATATCACAAGATTATTCATCAATGGTAAATTTCGCCCGATGTAAATGTCTGGGTGCTAACGTTCTTCGAGGACCTGATCAATTACCTTGGGATGGTAAGTTAAACTATGACTATCAGTTATGGATTGACTCTGATATTGTTTTCAACTCTGAAAAGTTCTATCAGATTGTATTAATGGAAAAAGATATCGCAGCAGGTTGGTATTGTACAGAAGATGGTAAGACAACTTCAGTTGCACACTGGTTAGAGGAAGAAGACTTCCGTGCAAGTGGTGGTGTGATGAATCATGAAACAATTGAAAGTATCAGTAAGAGAAAGAAACCATTCACAGTTGACTATACAGGTTTTGGTTGGTTACTGATTAAGAAAGGAGTCTTTGAGCACAACGAAATCAAGTATCCGTGGTTCGCACCCAAGATGCAAGTATTTGAATCTGGCGAAGTACAGGATATGTGTGGCGAAGACGTATCTTTCTGTCTTGATGCCAAGGAAGCAGGATTTGAAATATGGTGCGATCCTCGTGTACGTGTCGGTCATGAGAAGACTAGAGTGATTTAATGGATCGCTACTACATCACGATAGATGGTAGAGGTGGATTTGATAACCTTTCGGAATCACAATATTTTGATATTATGAACGACTTGGCAATCGAATTCTACCGCACAGGTTATCCAAGACCTGATCAAATACACACAGAAATTAAAAAAGAGAATTATGGCAACTAGATTTGCAATGACTGGTACGACCATTGAGTCAAAACCGAAAAAAACTCGTCAAGGTCGGGGAAAGCACTCGAAATACTCGGCAACGTCCCGTAACTCGGCTCGTAAAAGGTATAGAGGGCAGGGAAAGTGAACTGTTGGCACTGCGGAACTCAATTGATATGGGGTGCCGATCACGATATGGAAGATATAAATGATGGAGAGGAGTCTGAATATGACTTCTTTTCTAATTTTACCTGTCCTAAATGTAAATCATACGTAGAAGTTTTTCATCATAGATAATGTCTTGTTTAATTGCGAACCTACCTTCTTATGAGGTATGGGTAAGAAAAGAATACTTAACCGACCATCAGAGTGGTCATGGCGAATTTATAAAAGGAGTATGGGTATCTGCGAAAAGTATACCTGGTCGGGCATTTTACTTTGAGACCTACTTACCAGAGTATGCTGCAATGTTTGATAAACTGCCGATTTCAGCGTTTTGCTCGGATCCAGAGACACCAACACCTGATATGACACTTCATAATCTTCAGTTTTGGAACTGTATGGACTATGGAGTCGTTGCAGTACAGAAGCAATTCATCGGTTCGATGCACTATGAGGTCATGACAAGAGACTTTGGAACGCAAACTGGTACTTATATCTGTACTTTAGATAACTATCATCAAGATGTGGACGCAGTTGACTACTCTACAAGCGAACAACCTGCCGAACATAAGTCTCATAACCTACTTGAACTCGATAATGGGCAGTTTTGCCTCTATCCAAACAACAGAATGCGTATCTATGATAACAGTTTGACTCCAGAAACACCTAAAGTGCCTGATTTCAAAGTTTCAACAGTTTATTATCAAGTTGAGAACGGTCATGATCGTGATGGATTGGGTTCAGAAGAGAATTATTTCTGGCAAACAGCAAAAGAAAGGGCAATTGACATGAATGTAGGTGCTGGAAACACTGCTTTTGACATAAATTTGGGTTAAAAATAATTTTTAGTTGAAACTGACATAAATAAAACAAGAAAACTCATATTCTGATGGCAGTTACACGAATATCTCAAGGATTTAAGGATATTAGTCTGTCTTTTGAACCTCATCCAGTAACAAAAGACATTACTATAATCAAAAATGAGAACGCAATCAAGCGTTCGATAAGAAATTTAGTGCAAACTATTCCCACAGAGCGATTTTTTCAACCAATTATTGGTTCAGGTGTTCGAGAGAGTCTATTTGACTTTGTAGATTTCGGAACAGCATCAGTAATTCAGAAAGAAATCGAAACTGTGATTGAAAACTTTGAACCAAGAGTCGATAATGTCAATGTGGAGGCAATTGCTCGTCCAGATGACAACGAATTCGAGGTAAATGTCTATTTTAACATCGTTGGAAGTGAGTTCCCGACCCAAGAATACACATTTATGCTAGAAGCAACAAGGTAATATGCCTTTTACCAAATTTTCAAACCTAGATTTCGATCAAATTAAGACATCGATCAAAGATTACATCCGTTCAAGTTCAGATTTTACTGATTTTGACTTTGAGGGATCAAATTTATCTGTTTTAATTGATACTTTAGCATATAATACGTATATTACGGCTTTTAATTCAAATATGGTCGTAAATGAGTCATTTTTAGACTCTGCAGTTTTAAGAGAGAACGTAGTTTCGCTTGCAAGAAATATAGGTTATGTACCACGCTCCAGAACCGCTGCAAAAGCAGATATTACATTTCCAGTATCAATCAATACCACTACATATGACACCGCTACAGTGACCTTAAAGGCAGGTTTAGTGTGTTTAGCAAGTTCAGTCGAAGATTCATATACTTTTTCAATTTCTGAAGATATTACAACAACCGTTGTCAATGGAGTTGCAACTTTTGGTACTTCTGATGCTCCAGTTTCAGTTTATCAAGGAACTTATGTACAACAAACGTTTGTAGTTGATGGATCATTAGATCAAAGATTCATTATTGATAATGCTTTTGTGGATAGTTCTACAATTGTTGTTTATGTAAAGGGTTCATCTGATGCAGGACGAGGATTACAATATTCCAAGGTAGATAATATTGTTGGTGTAACAGGAACTTCATTAACTTACTTAATTCAAGAAGTTCAAGATCAAAGATATGAATTATTATTCGGAGATGGTGTTTTTGGTAAAAAATTAGAAAATGATACCGAAATTACTGTTGGTTATATTATTACCGATGGGAAAGATGGAAATGGTCCTTCTAATTTTTCATATTCAGGAACAATTACAGATTCTCTTGAAAATATCATACCTCCTTCTTCACTTCCTTTAATTACAACAGTCTCAAAGGCATCTAATGGTGGTGAAATCGAATCTATTGACTCTGTTAAGTATTTTGCACCTAGATTATACTCTGCACAGTATAGAGCAGTTACAGGAAGAGACTATGAAGCAATAATTCAAAATATTTACCCAAACACTGAAAGTGTTTCTGTTGTTGGAGGAGAAGAATTAGATCCACCAGAATTTGGAACAGTATTAATTACAATCAAACCAAAAAATGGTGATTATGTATCTGATTTTGATAAACAACTCATTTTAGCAGATTTAAAGAATTATTCACTTGCAGGAATCAATCAAAAAATACTTGATCTTAAATTACTTTATGTTGAACTTGAATCTTTTGTATATTATGATGCATCAAAAGTTAGTAACGTAAATGCACTGAAAACAAGAATTACAGAAGGTCTTACAACATATTCTAAATCAACTGATGTAAATAAATTTGGTGGTAGATTTAAATATAGTAAGGCATTGAATATTATTGATGATATTGATACTGCAATCACTTCAAACATCACAAGAGTTAAAATAAGAAGAAATTTAAGAGCAGTTTTAAATTCATTTGCTCAATATGAACTTTGTTTTGGTAATAAATTTAGAATCAATCAAGAAGGTAAAAATATTAAGAGTACTGGATTTACTATTGAAGGTGAAAATGAAATAGTATATATTACTGATATTCCAAATAAAAATTCAAGTGGTAATCTTGATGGATCAGGAAAAGGTGTTTTATCAATTATAAGAGAGGACTCATTAAAAAATGTTGTAGTTGTAGTTAAGTCTGCTGGAACTGTTGACTATACTCACGGTGAAATTACACTTACTACTGTTAATATCACATCTACAGTACAGGAAAATAACGTAATTGAAATGCAAGCATTCCCAGATTCAAATGATGTTGTTGGATTGAAGGATTTATATCTCGATTTTAGCATCTCCAGTACTACCATAAATATGGTTAAGGATACAATTACATCAGGTGAACAAATATCAGGTGTAGGGTTCAAGGTCACTTCCAGTTATTCAAACGGAGCATTAACAAGGTAATATGATTACTACTGGTATTGATGCGAGGGTACAGATACAACAAATATTAGAAAATCAACTTCCCGAATTTCTTTTATCTGAAAACCCTAAAGCAGTAGAATTTTTAAAACAATACTACATCTCTCAAGAGCATAGAGGTGGGCCGACTGATCTTGTCGATAATTTAGATCAATATTTAAAATTAGATAATTTAACACCCGAAGTTATTGTTGGAATCACATCTTTAAGTGTTGGGATTGGTACCACTGCTGCATTAAATTCTGTTAATGTATCAAGTACAAAGGGATTTCCAGATAAAAATGGTTTATTTAAGATAAATGATGAAATATTTACATATACTGGATTAACTACCAATACATTTACAGGAGTCACTCGTGGATTTAGTGGTATTACTTCATATAGAGCAGATAATTCTCCAAATGAATTAGTATTTTCACAATCTACACCTTCTACTCATGCAGGTGATTCTACTGTTATAAATTTAAGTTCTCATTTTTTAAAGGAATTTTATAATAAAATAAAGTTTACTCTTACACCAGGATTAGAAGATACAAGTTTTGTGTCCAATCTTGATGTAAGTAATTTTATAAAAGAGTCAACATCACTATACAGATCAAAAGGAACTGAAGAATCTTTCAAAATACTGTTTGGTTCCTTATATGGAGTTGATCCAAAGATTGTAGATCTTGAAGATTACTTGCTTAAACCTTCCACTGCAGAATTTACTCGAAGAGAAGTTTTAGTTGTTGAAAGAATATCTGGTGATCCAAATAAACTAGTAGGACAAACTGTTAGAAAATCAACTGATGTTAGAACACAAGGTTCTGTATCAGAAGTTGAAATATTCAGCAGATCCTTTGGTAGGACTGGGATTAGCACATATTATAAATTAAATTTATTTGTAGGATATAATGATGAATCTCTTATTGAAGGTACATTTACAGTACCAGGTAAGACAAAGGTAATTGGTAATGTATCAGTTGGTTCATCTGTAATTACTGTTGATTCAACTGTAGGATTTGGAACAACAGGTACATTTATATGTGGAGTTAATACTGCTGTAAATTATACTGAAAAGACTGTTAACCAATTCCTAAACTGCGACGGAATTACAACACAAATTTATTCAACTGATAATTTGAGATCTGATGAATTTATTTTTGGATATGAAAATGGTGATATAAGCAAAAAAGTAGAAATGAGAATAACAGGTGTTATTAATGATTTTGTTCCAATATTAAACACAAATAAATCTTCCATCGGTGAAAAAATTAGTGTTAGAAATCTTGGAGAGAGTATACCTAATCCATCAGTAAATAAAACATATAAAGAAATATTTGCAAATTCGTGGATTTACAATACATCATCCACTTTTGAAATAGATAAAATAAATGGAACATCATTTACATTAAAATCAGATACTGATAAATCAAGTTTAAAAATAGGTGATAATGTAGAAATAATTCTTCGTAAACAATATTCAATAAGTGCTACTGGTGTAATAGGTGATATTGATGTATCAAATACAAAACAAATTACAGTAAACAATCTCACCTTTGTTGGTATAACTACACAAGGTTTCCTTGAAACAGAAATACATGATTTAAGAAGAGTTTTAAATAAAGCGACTAGTACTGTAACTCCAATTCAATATGGTAATAATGTTGTTACAACTGATGTTCAGAATGTATATAATGAACTTGATGATAATTTTTATGTGGCATCTAACTCTTTACCATCTTATAATATAAACGTAGGAACATCAAAAACTTTCATATCGCAAGCAAAGGGGACACAAAATAATGGAACTCAATTACAACAATTTAATGCTGCGACTTCCAAATATCAAATTATATCATTTCCAGGTCCTGTTCCATTTTTAACTGGTGATGAAATTGTTTACACATCAGGTATCTCAACAGACCCAATTCAGGGTTTAGAATCAGGTAACACATATAATGTAAAGGTTTTAGGTAATACTAACCAAATTAAAATATATAAATCACTTTCGTTTATTGTAGGTGATGATTTTGTAGAAATTACAGAACCACTTGGACTTGGTGCTAATGCTACTCATACTTTTGAATTAGCAACTCAAGCAAATAAGAACATAGGACCTGAAAAGGTTTTAAAGAAATTTCCTATAGGACAAGATGTTAGATCTGGAGATGGTGTAAAGACAAATCCTGGTTCTGTTGGAATGTTAAAAAATGGTGTTGAGATATTAAGTTATAAGAGTGAAGATAAAATATTTTTTGGATCTATAACCAATTTAAACGTCTTAAACACTGGTTTTAATTATGATGTGATCAATCCACCTACGATTGATTTAACAGATCCTCCAGTCGGTATTGGGACTGGTACAAAGGCATTGATTCAACCTGTTGTTTCTGGAGAAGTTACAAATATAGTTGTAGACCCACAAGAGTTTGATTTAATTGATGTGAAGTCAATTACTATAACTGGTGGTAATGGTGAAGGAGCAGTTTTCCAACCATTTTTAACTCAAAGATATAGAGAAATAAGTTTTGATGCTCGCCAATCATATTTACCTGGTGATGGTGGAGTTGATATTCAACATGATCAACTTGAGTTTATTAGAGAGCATAACTTACACAACGGACAAGCATTAGTTTATGATCGTAATGGTAATGCAGAATTAGGAATTGGAACAACTGGTGGAGGATTTGGAGGATCTGATACAGATTCAGGAAGAACATTAAAAGATGGTAGTGTATATTACCCACAGGTTGTTGGTTTAAGTTCAATAAGACTTTATGAAACTGTTTCTGATTTCCAAGCAGGTATTAATACAGTTGGATTCACAACAATATCTACAAATGGTATTCATAAATTTAGAATGTATGAACCACAAAATACTCTAAATTCAGTAAAAGTTTTAAATTCTGGTAGTGGTTATACAAACAGACAATTAATAGTAAAACCATCTAATGTATCTACAATTGATAATACAATTACTTTTGAAAATCATGGATTTAAAAATGGTGAAAAAATAATATATTCAAGCACTGGATCACTTGTAACAGGATTATCAACTACAATTCAATATCAAATTATTGAAATTGATGATAATACTTTTAGACTTGCAGATGCTGGAGTTGGTGGAACTATAACTACAAACTATACAAGAAAAGAATATGTAAAAATTACTGGTATTGGAACTGGTTCACACACATTTAAATATCCATCAATACAGTTAAATGTAGAAGTTGAGTATGTGGGAGTTTCTACAGGTCCTACAGGAATCAATACTACTCCAGTTGGTATTCTTACAGTAACACCTCTTATTAGAGGTACTATTGATCAGACTTATGTTTATGAAGGTGGTGCAGGATATGGATCAACTGTTCTTAACTTTGAGAGAAAACCACTTGTTACTATTAAAAATGGTAAGAAGGCTGAACTAAAACCAATTATTGCAAATGGTAAAATCATCACTGTTCAGGTACAAAAAGGTGGTGAAGAATATAATGCTGCTCCAGATTTAGAAGTTGTTGGTTTTGGAACCGCAATCGGTGCAAAATTAAGAGCAGTGGTTGAAAATGGTGAAATTGTAAACGTTGTCGTTATAAAATCTGGTATTGGATATGCTACTACCAATACATCAATTAAAGTTACTGCACCTGGTTCTGGTGTTATTTTAGAACCAGATGTAAGAGGATTATCAGTAAGTAGATTTGATAGATTTGGTGATGAATTATTAACCGAATCAGAAAATGCCACAGATCAACTTCGTTATAGTCTTGTTGGATATCCTGCAAATGTCAGAGTTGCTTTAGGAGATACTGGAGCATCACATTCTCCTATTATTGGTTGGGCATATGATGGAAATCCAATTTATGGTTCATATGGATATACAACCTCAAATGATGAGAATTCTACTATCGGAATTATAACTTCAAGTTATAAATCTAATGCTGCAAATATTGTTGATAGACCAGTTGGATTTTCAACAGGATTTTTTGTTGAAGATTATGCATTTGATGCATCTGGTGATTTAGATGAAAGTAATGGTAGATATTGTAAGACACCTGATTTTCCAAATGGAATATATGCATACTTTGCTTCTATAGGAGTTAATCCATCTAATAATGTTGTTGAAACAACTTTCCCTTATTTTATTGGAGATGTTTATAGATCAAATCCTATCGATGAAAATTTCTCAATTAATCAAGAAAACTTTGAATTTAATTCATCAGATTTAATTAGAAATACCTTCCCTTACGGACTTGCTGACAATTTTGCTGATAATGATTTTATTGTTGAATCGAATGAGTTAGTAGAACAAACAGCAGAGATAGAATCAACAACTAAAGGTAATGTTACATCATTTAGTGTTGTAAGTCCTGGTATTGGTTATACTGTTGGAGAGGGAGTTTTATTTGATAATACGGATACCGAGGGTAATGGTCTTAATGGGGAAATTGGTAGAATTACTGGTAAATCAATTATTGATATTAATACTACAATAAGTACATATCAAGATGTAGTATTTGTTTGGAACAGTCCAAATCAAATATCTGGATACATATCAACATCACATACTTTAAATCAAAATGATAACGTTGTTGTATCTGGTGTATCAACTTACATTAAAAATCTAACTAATTCTCATAATATTGGAGTTGAAACTGCAAGAACTGTTTTATATAAGGACATTCCTACAAATAATACTGCTGGTATTGTAACTGATATATTTGTATCAAGTATTCCAAATAATGTTTCTGTTGGTAGTAGTATTGGTATAGGAACTGAAAAATTCTTGGTTCTACAGAAATTTGATGATAGAGGTGTTTTAAGAGTTAAAAGAGGTGTAACTGGTTCTGCTCATACAACATCAACTTTAGTTGAATTAATTCCTAGTTTCTTCTCATTACCAGTAAAGAGTGATTACTTTGATTCTAAAGTAAATGATAAAGTATATTTCAATCCAGTAAGTTCTGTTGGTGTAAGTACAAACGTTGGAATTGGTACAACATTAAGTTATACTGTCGGTGAAGTTGAAACTATAATTGATGCACAAGCTCAAAGCATATACTTACCTAATCATCCGTTCAAAACAAGTCAAGAAGTTACATTCACAAAATTAGGACCACAGAATGCAATAACTGTATCTAATACTTCTGGTGGTGCTCAATTTAATATTCCATTACTTGGAAATACCCAAACTCTTTATATAATCAATAAATCAAAAGATTATATTGGTCTTACCACCCAAAGAGAGTTAGCATCAACTAGTGGTGGTCTTTTGTTTGTTTATAATGGATCTGATAATAATGAATATCTTTTAGAATCTAATTTTACTCAAGTTACTGCAAAAACACAAAAGATTACATCAAAAGTAGCAGTTTCAACCTCACATGGTTTACTTAATAATGATGTTATTAATTTAACAGTAAGTCCTAATCAATCAGGAGTAACTACAGTTAAATATGATGCATCTTCAAATAAATTATTAATTAATCCAATTTCATTTACAAATTCATCAGTAAGAACTAATGATTTGAATTTAAGTAAGCACAAATTTAAAACAGGTGAAAAAGTATTCTATGATGGAAGTGCTGTTGGATTGTCTACTGGATCTTACTATGTTTACAGAGTTGATGATGATATTATACAATTAGGAAAAACCAGATATGATGTTGTCACATTTCCACCAAACGTAGTTGCAATAACAACAAATACAGGTGGATCTGGACAAGAACTATCTAAAATTAATCCAGAAATAGAAGTCGTTAAAAATAATAATATTACATTTGATTTATCAGATAGTTCTTTAAATGACTATAACTTTAAACTTTTTTATGATAATGAATTTAATAATGAGTTTATATCTACAGGATCTACAGAAACATTTGCAGTAACTGGTGCAGGTACTACAAATCTTACATTAACTTATCAAAATACAAATCCTGTCGAATTATTCTATTCTATAGAAAAATCTGGGTTTATAAGCACATCTGATACTGATGTAAGTAATAGATCAAAAATATTATATGTTGATAGTGAATATGATTCATCATATTCTGTATTTGGTGTTGGAACAACTACCTTTAATGTTTCATTATCAGGAGAACCAGAATCTTTATCATATACAACTTCAAATATTGGTATTGGTACATTTAAATATTCCACATCATCTAAAAATACAACAGGTGGTGTAGACCATGTTAAATTAAACTTTGGTGGATATGGATATCAAACACTACCTATATTTGTTAGTATGGCATCTACCACTGGATCTGGTGGACAAGTTATTCCATTATCAAATAATATTAACCAAATAAAATCAGTTAAGATATTAGATCCTGGTTTTGAATATTCATCAGATAAAACTTTAAGACCTGAAGCATCAATATCACCATCAATTACAGTAAGAAATTCAAATCAAATTACTAAAATAGATGTTTTATATGGTGGAAGAAATTATCAAAGTGATCCAATTTTAGTAATAGTAGATCCTGAAACAAAACAAGTTGTCAATACAGGTGCTATAGAACCAGAAATAACAGGAAATTCAATAACAGATGTTAATATTATTTCTTTACCAAATGGGTTAAAACCATTAACTCACTCAATTTTTGCTACTAGCAATAGTAATGGATTCTCCATTCAAACTGTTGTTGGTCCTTCAACTACTAATATCACTGGAGTTGTAACATGTGCTTTAGTTACTCCAACACTAGGTTTTAGTAATAGTCCACCTCCTTTTGCTGTTGGAGATCAAATATACGTAGAAGGAATACAAAAATTTAGTTCAATTGGTGATGGATTTAATTCAGAGGATACTGGATTTAACTTCTTTACTATCAGCAAGTATACTGCACAAAATGCTCAAACAGGATTAGCAGAAGTAGAATTTGACTTAACAGAATTCACATCTAATACAGGTATTGCTGTAACAGATCAAAAGGGATTCGCATCGATTATTAAATATGATGATTATCCTCGTTTTGAAGTAACTCAAAATTCCTCACAATTTATAACAGGTGAAGAAGTTGTAGTATTGATTAATGGAGTTTATACATCTCAAGGATTAAGTGTTGCAGAAAGTGATGGAGAAAATCTTAAAGTATATGGAATTTACAGATTGTCTGTAAATGATACTCTAAAAGGTGTTTTAAGTGGAACCATTGCTACAATTAATACTCTAGTGAGAAACACTGGAAGATTTGATGTAGATTATTCTTTAGAAAAAAATAATGGTTGGTCTAATAATATTGGTAAGTTAAGTGAAGATTATCAGGTATTACCTGACAATGATTATTACCAGAATCTATCTTATAGTATAAAGAGTCCTATAGGATATGAAGAATTTGTAAATCCAGTTAACAGACTTGTTCATACTAGTGGATTAAAGAATTTTGCTGATACTGGAATCACAACATCAATTGGTGTTGGTAGAACGACTAACGAAAATATAAGTGTGATTGTTCGTGATTTGATTGATGAAAGAAGAGTTGATACAATCAATAATTTTGATTTAGTTCTTGATACAGACAGTCTTGCAAATAAATCTAGATTCTTAAAATTCAAAAATATTAAACTTTCTGATTATATTAATAACAAAACTAATAGAACTTTACAAATTGATGATATTAGTCCCCTATTTTCTAACTCTGAAGTTTCAACACAAGGATTTAGTCAATTAATTGTTCCTGAAGACTTTGCTAGATTTTTAGTACAACTAAAAAATCCAAATACAAATGAAAGTCAACTTACTGAACTTTTAGTTTATAGAGATAATAACGATACATTTACTCTTGAAAAGGGTAGTTTATTTACAGGATCAAATGAATTGGTATCTGTAACAGGTGACGAAACTGTTCTTAAATTTACACCAGCAGATATTTTCAATGATGATTTTGATATTAAAGTATTAAAGAGTTCTGTGATAAGCACTATTGCAGGAATTTCTACAAGATCTGTTGGATTTGTAAATTTAGTAAGTTCTAATAGAGTTGTTGGATCTGGTGTTACTTTTGAAATTATTGCAAATTCAAGTTCTAGTCTTGACTCTTATTTTGTTACTTCTGAAATAAAAGATCAAACAACAAACGAAAGAAGCGTTGTTGAACTTTATGTAACTCATGATGATACAAATTCCTATGTAACTCAATACTTTGCTGATAGTGGAATATCAAGTGCTTTCTCATCAAACTTCATTGGCACATTTACTTCAAGTTTAGAGTCTGGTGTCATTTCATTAAATTATGAAAACACTTCATCAAATCAAGTAGATGTGAGATCCAGAATAGTTGGGTTTGGAACTACTGCTACTGGTATATCAACTTATCATTTTACTGCAAATAATCAAACTGCTGGAACAGAAAGAAGTTTAAAATATGAATCCAAGTTCTTTAATATAACAAATTCCAATTCAAATACATCATATGGTCATGGTGTAGGAATTGATACTTCTATAATCACTGGTGTTAAGAGTATGATTAGAGTGTCACTGGGTGGTACTAGTGCTGTTCACCAAACATTACTCATGTTTGATGGCAGTGATACTCATTTATTACAATATCCATTTGTTTCAATAGGAACAACATCTGGAATCGGAACCTTTACTACATCATCTTCGGGTGGAAAAACATTCTTGAAATTTAATCCTGAATCTGCATTTAACGGTTCAAGTATAGAAGTACGACAATATGATGAAATAATTTACACTGAATCAGATTCATTTAATATCCCATCAGATTTACTGTATGGTCAAATTTCAGAATCCATAACTTTAGTTGGATATAATGCTATTAATGGTAATAGAATTAATAGAACATCTTTTGATCTAAAATATCTCGGAACTTCTATTTTTGAAAAAACCTTTGATCCTTCAGATACTTCAATATTAAATCCAGCAACAGGAACATTTACAATACCAAATCATTTCTTCAGAACTGGTGAAAAATTAATTTATACTCCTAAATCAACCTTAACTGGTATAGGTAGTACTGCTATGCAGCATGTTTCTGGTACAGATTTACCTGAAGACGTATTTGCTATTAGAACTAATAAAGATCAATTTAGATTAGCAACATCAGCAGCAAATGCAAATGCTGGTACAGGTGTTACATTCTTAAGTCTTGGTAGTGGAAATGTTCATGAATTAGAAATGGACTTAAAGAATGAAAAAGCACTAATGTCAATTGATGGTATTATACAGTCACCAATCGCATTTACACCAGTAAGCACAACATTAACAAGTAATGGTGCTCATATCTCTACAAGCAGAACTATATTTGAAGTAGCAGGTATAGCAACAATTACTTCAAATGATATTGTTAAAGTAGATGATGAATACATGAAGGTTGTATCTGTTGGTATTGGAACAACTGCATTAGGTCCTATAAGTGGATCTGGATCTGCCAACTTATTAGAAGTTGAAAGAGGATTTGTTGGATCATCAGCAACAGCTCACACTGATACTACTGTTGTTAGAAGGTATGTGGGATCTTATAATATTGTTAATAGTCAAGTACATTTTGTAGAATCTCCATTAGGATCGAGCACAACACAATTAAATCAATTAAATTTACCATTTGCAAGATCTACATTTAACGGAAGAGTATATTTGAGAGATGATTACACAACAAACGCAATTTTTGACGATATATCAACAGAATTCACTGGAATAGGACAAACTTTTGCAATTACAAAAGAGGGAGTTGGTATAGGTTCAACATCACTATTGATAGGAAGTTCTCTTTTAGTTGTAAATGGTATGTTCCAAAAACCAACTACAGTTAATAACACAGGTAATAATTATTCTTTTGCTGCAGTTGGAACTACAGAATCAAATATTATATTTACAGGTATAACATCTGATGATAATTCTACAATTATAGATCAAATAGATGTCAATCAAAACCAATTACCTAGAGGTGGTAAAATTGTATCACTTGGATTTACAGGTGGATTAGGTGTTGCACCATTAGTAGGATCAGTTGTTCATCCTGTCATAGGTGCTGCTAAATCAATATCTGAAATAGTTGGTATTCCAACTTCTGATGTTGATATATCTTTAGGAATTGCTACAGCATCCTATAACAATAGAACTGGATTATTAGAAGTTACTACAGTTAAATCTCATAAGTTTAGAACTACAAATGAGCAGGTTAGATTAGTTGGTCTTGAATTTACTTGTAGTGGAAGTTT